GACTGCTTCATCATGTTTTTTCTTGCCTTTTTTAACAAGAGCGATCACTCCTTCTTGTTCTAGTTGTGGCTTATCACCTTTAATTTTCTTATCTCCACGGTTTGATCTATGGAGTGCTCTCCTTAGTTTACCGTGACCTGCCTGGTTCCAATTAACACCAAACTTACGAATGTTTCTCTCCTTCTCTTTTGTTTCAGGAGACTTACCAGCATCTACCTTTGCTTCATTAACGTCAGACATACTAGCCTCCAACAATCTGGACTTGTTCGACAACGACACCACCTGAACCAGAACCTGCAGTCAGTAATACAGTTCTTTGTACCAGAGGAATAGTGCCAGCAACTACATCCGCTTCAGATAAAGCGTAGTCAGCAGAAGCACCAGAAGCATCGAGGTCAGTAGTAATAGTAGTAGCAGTAACGGAAGCAGCTTTCTTACCAGCACTAGCAGCAGTAACAAATGCTGCTACAAATGCAGTGTCTCCACCATTAGATGTGGTAATAGTGTCATTAGCAGTGAACGTATGACGACCACCATTTGAGTATCCTTCTATTGTAAGGACTGTAGGATTAGCATCAGTTGCTGCAGAAATCTTTGCAGTTTTCGGTTTACCTACCGAGATTAGTTCAGGAACACCAGCAGCGAGGGTTATAGCAGGACCTGCCCCAACTTGGATGCTGGATGCAGCAGTTGCTAATACTCTAATTACTCCCGTTTTCACTGTGATATACGCAGTACCCGATGCACTTACGGTTTGCGTATCTAAAACGTTTAATACTGACATTACTAATGCTTCCTATACCTATATGTTATTTATCTTGCTTTTGTTTTAGAAACTTAGCGAGTTCTGCAGTGCTACCAACAAACATAGTGTTGTTTGTAACCTCTGTAGTCTTACTTCCCTTGGGATTTTCTATCTCATTAACTTTCTTATGCAGATCAGCAAGTTTATCTGCTACATCTCCTACATGTTTAATCAACTGTCCAGCAACTTCATATGCTCTGGGTTGATCTGATTCCTGTGCTAGCTCTAGGATACCATCGACAGCTTCCTGTCCCTTCTCAATAAGGGAGTACAGATTACCACGAGTGTAATCATAATCTTTCTTGAGTTGTTCTGTAGGACCAGTTATGTTAGCAAGTTGTTCTTTCCTAGGGGCACAACCCCCTTCGGGTATAATAGAAGTTTCTACATCGAGAGCATCTTCTATTGCCTCAAACTTACTCGTCTTGTCCTGTTGTTGGGTTCCTTGACTTGCCATCAGTAAATTCAGCGTATAGTTCATTAAATCCAAAGTCATCACCGACCTCAACCAGTGCATGATCATCAGCATCTATCTTAAGGATATTGCTATTAATAGCATGTCCAGCAATAGTGCTGTTGTTCCATCCACGATTGACGTGCCATGTACTTCCTACTACTCTGGTGACATGCATCACCTCGGTACCAATTTGTATCTCATCTCCAACGACAGCAGCAGAAGAATCAGTAATGGAGATAATACCATCATTGATATCCATTGCAGCAGAAAGAGTTGTGATAGCATTAGCATCTCTATCAATAAGTGATGCTGGTGTAGCAGTATACCTGACTTCTCTTGGAGCAGTAGCAACTGCCTCTGTAGAGTAATCGACGATTGCCTTCTTGATAACAGCGTCAGTAGACTGAACAGGACCATACAGATATGTCTTAGCAACAAACTGTAAGGTATAGACCAGAGTCCTACGTGTATCATAATCACCTTCATACTGATCATCGTAAGCAACGTTAGTCAGCGTGACAGGATAATCTCTCTTCTCTCCCAGAGAAGGAATCAAGTTCATTGTTATATTAAAACTTGGTTGGAAGAATGGGAGAATTTGCTCAAGAATCTGGAGAGAATCATCCTGGTTCTTGGCAAGGATTGCCAACTCAAAAGATACATTATATGGTATTGGCATGAAACCCTTACTAGTTGTACTACCATCAGTCTTTCTTATGTACTGAGTGGGAGAAACCTTTCGGGTTGCATCATATGAGATACCAACTATCTCAAATGAAATTCTTGGTAGTGTGATCTGTACTTGATCTTTAGTAGATAGATCTCCTACTTGACGTAACCTAGCAAGAAACTTTTGCTTAGGACCATAGGCAAGGGGTACTTTCATCACTTCAGTCTTAGCTCCTGAAGTACGACGAAGCTCAATATTATTAAACAGTGTACCGAAACCGACAACTGTCTTTTTGATTATCTCATGATAACTGTACGTACCTAACATTAGATGCTACTCCCCTTGTTTCCAAACTCACCAAAGGGGTTACCTTGGGTGAAATCAATGATTCCATCTGCTTGCGTTTCGAACGTAGCATTGGCATCAAACTCACTATTAACATTATTTATGGTATTGTATGTCGATGTAGTCCATGCAGCACCGCTAGACTGCCCTGTGAGCGTCTCAGGGACGGTAAAGATACCTGTACGGTTATAAACCTGTAATTGGTTATTTCCAGCGTCAAAGGACTTAACTTCAGCAGATACATTAGATGTACCACCAGTGATAGTTTCTCCAACTGTGTATGTACCAGTACCACCTGCAACTAGGTTGACAGTGATAGCATTGGCAAAGTTGGCTTCTATCGCATCTACAGCAGCAACACCTGTATCTATATCCTCGTCGCTGTATTCGAACAACTCACAGCGTAGTCCCCATACATATTGCTCACCTAATGTATAGAAAGGAACTTCGTGCTCTACGAATTGTATCTCAAATGTTTTATTAGCTAGTGGTAAATGAATTAGATCACCCTCATTAGGTCTACCTTCTACAATGAGTTGTGCATTATCATCTACTGCTGCTGTGAACCTGCGTTTTGATATAACGAAGGTAACTTGGTCCTGAATTCTGACTCCAAACTTAGAGAAAATATCGCCGTCACCCCTAAAACCACCAGCATCCTCAATATACACTTCCACCTCAAAGGCACCTGTGAATTTTGATAGGGTGTCTTCTCCAAAAACTCCATCCTCCTTTACTAATGTTCTGGGAATGTAATAAACATTCTTCCCAAACATCTTAATCTGTTCATCTACAAGATCTTGGGCAAGACCTTGTTCTCCAGCAGTACCTTGTGTGAAATAAGTATTAAGTGCCATATCATCCTATCATGTCCAGTGGTGGTGTTTCCCAAGTCGTACGTAACTGTTCGTCAAGTGTCTTGAGTTCTTCGATAGCATCGTTATAAATCATCTCTCCATTGAGAGTAACTCCACCTGGCATCTGTACATTCTGGAACTTGGTCATGTTCTGACCCCACTGTTTCTTAATCCTTGCTGAGACATAATCTTTTAACCACATCTGATTATAGATCTCTGTCCATGTAGTAGGATCAAGTGCCCTCCAACATTTGATAACGATGTACTGATCTTCTAGAGAATCCTCTGTCCAATCAAAATCTATATGAAGTCTGTTTTGTACTGCTTGATATCTTACAGGTTTCATACCCTCAAGTATCCAGTCAATACTCTGTAAGTGAGACTGAATCATGTAGTAGTGATAGAACTGTGTAGACGTAAAGTCATACAAGTCATTAAGTCTAATTTGATAACGAATATCAAACATGTTTCTTGTACCTTTATCAGTAAAGGCAAAGAGACCTTCTATCGCTAGTACATGATCTGGTATGGAAAGGAAATTTGTTTGCTCACCCCATTGTGTTGTATTATCTACACCAAGACTATTAGAGTATGCCTTACCAGCAGTAATCTCATCAGCAGTAAATTTATGCTTTAAATATACTCTCTCAGCACCATCATAATGATACTGTTGGAACTTCTGAATACCATAATCTATTGCGTCATCAACTTGATCGTCTGACACATTAATTTCTAATACTGGTTTACCGAGTCTACGGAGACAGTATTCTTTTAATTCAGATTTTGAGGTTGGGATTGCCATTTAATTAACGTGATAGAGCGGCGAGTGCAGCCTTAAGATGTGCAACAGTTGTTACAGAAGCATCATTACCAATAGCATTTAATTCAGTATAGAGATCATCGATATCACTATCATTGGTGGTTGCCTGTGTACCTTGTGCAGCAGTTGCATATGCAGTAGAGGCAGTGGTAGCAGCAG